CTAATTTGAATTGAGCTATAAGGAGTATTAGAAAGCTTGGCTATATCAGGGATGCCGCTATCTTTACGAGCCAGTAAGGAAAGACTCATAAAGTTTGTAGCGATTAAACCACCACCCAACACTAAAGAAGTCAGGCCGTTAAATGACTTGAATTGAATCATTTGAAAGGAAGCACAGAGCCAGTACTACTGGGAAGAGTTGGTTTTGGCATTTTCACCATTGATTCTTTAACAACTTGCAAAGCCTGATCAACAATTTGATTGGTAATTTTTGTACGTTGTGTATAAAGAAACGTACCACCACCTACTGCTACTACAAGAGCAGCAGTATTGATGTAAGTAAGAATTTTAATCATCCAACCTCATCCGTGTTTGCCTTTATCAGTTGAACTGTTTTTGCTTCTAGTTTTGCTTGTCCCTCTTTCCATTCAGCAGCTTTTTTTTCTTGATCTTGTTGTAATTGCTTGACTTCTGCTGCAAGGCTTAAACGATCAGACATAAAAATAATACATTGCCCTCAAATTATAAACCTACTGTCTATCCCTGACCTGTTCGGCCAGCACTAAGCGATTAAAGATTTCCCTTAAGCACTTGGTTCTGTAGGCCAAGTATGTGTATAAGGCCAACCAGCCGCAGTAGGAAGATCTCTAAGAGCTTGTCTATAAGTTCTCCATTCTGCTTTTTTAGAATCTGTCAAAGGTGAGTCTGTAAATTGAGTCCAATCAGAATGTTCTAATTTACCATTCCTATTAGTTTTTTCTGCGGCTGCCGATTGTTCGTCATACAAAGTCTTTTCTTCTGTTGTAAAAAGTTCTACTTTCCATTTTGTGTACCAAAGACCATCTATTTCTTCTTGTCCATCTCTAACAACTTTATGCGTAGTAGGATCACAAGTCGGTCTTTCTGTAGGAATTATCCGATCAAACCCTAACTCATTGGCAACACTATCTTTTAACGGAATATCAAATTTTCTATCTGGGTACAAACAACGAACCTCAACCTCACCTAAAAGTAAAGTTCCATCACTTCTCTTTCTATAACTAGGCATTTTAAGTTGTCAATTTAACTAAATTATAACAGTGATTATTTAATTGTTTTTATAGATCTTTTTTCTCCCATTGAGAAGGGCCACTATATGTATAACCAGTATCCCTAACACCTCCATTTTGAGCTTGGGCAGCATTGGACATATTACCATTCAAAGATATAGAAGAAACACTAGGGCAATTATTACCACCTGAAGACGTACTTGTTCGCCAATTAAAGCTACTTGCTGAGATAACCCAACCATTACCAGATGTTCCACCATTAGAGTTAGAGGAAAAAGTACCTGTAATAGAACCATCAGTAGGAAGCTTTATCGTCATTGCCATCCAATAATTAGTAACGCCGCTACTACTACCACGCCAACTACACTGAATAAGTAGGCTTCCTAAACTGTTCATTCTTATACCATTATTTCTTACATCCATCGTCACACGATAATTAGAATCAGTTCTGTATATAAGTCTTTGCCAAACAAGCGAACCACTTGAATTGACTTTTATAACTACTATTCCTTCTTCATCACTTTCTCCAGTTGGATTAGATAACGCTCCATAAGCATAAATATTGCCTGATGAGTCAGCAACACACCCTATAAGCCAAACACAGTCATTACCTGTTTCTCCTCCAGCCTCATCACTTAAAACTCCAATCCATTGAAGAGTTCCATTTACTGCATGCTTTATAATCACACCTTCATATAGTGGGCCACTTCTATATTGCCTAGAAGCTGTCCATATATATGACGCATCAGTAGCAATACCTCCTCTGAAAAAATCTCCTGTTGTACTACCATTGTTGAATTTAGGAGTTATTTTTCTACTCCAATCTGGTGAAAATGCCCCTTGAACATTTGCACTTCCAGAATTGTTATAACCAGCACATCGACTAATTAAACCAGCCCAACCACCGCTTGCACTTGAGTAAAACCCTCCAAACCAATCTATCCAAGGAGCATAAGAAGGTGCACTTCCATAAGAATCGCTTCCTTCTTCAATTGCACAGCCCATCCATCTTACCTCTATATACGAACCGTTTTCATAAACTTTGCATCTTCCTCCCCACCCGTGCATCCCACTACTTATATATATTCTTGTATTCCATGCACCAGCAACGCCCTCTTGGTTATATGAAAAACGTCCTCTAAACATGTATCCGCTTCGACCCCCTCCCCAAAAAACTGGATATTTATTGTTTTGGTTAGCTCCAGAAGAAATTGTATAAGCCCCACCACACAAGCACTGCCCACTTTCAGCCCATGCTGTATATTGACCTCCTGTTTCTTCTTGAAATCCTAAGTTAGACATATCTAGTTTCAGCACAGATCCATGATTGCCACTAGAAAACCCCATCATCAAAGCATCGTAAGCGGTTCCTGAGTTGTAGTTACTGTTTGACACTCCTCTAGCAACTGCTACTCCTCTTGGATACCCTTTACTATCCTGAGTTTTTTGGATAGTTCCTTGTAAAGCACCATCATTATCTAATTTATAAAACACACCTAAAGGGCCGCCTTCATACGCATCAGCTTGCAAATAAATATTGTCCGACGAATCAACATCTATACCCATTCCATTAAAATCTTCTGCTGAAGCTGAACCATAATTAACTAGTGAAATCCAAAAACTATCTTTGCCAGCACCCCCCAATCCTAAAAGCATTTGTTGAATAGGACTCATAATTAATAACCTCTTTGTTTGTTAGTTAGTAGGTACATTTATGACAACCCTGCACCTGAGATATAGGCAACAGTACCAGAGGCAAACCAAATAGTAGCCATACCTCTAGTAGCTAAAGTTCTATTCGCACTAGTACCATCAGAAGCTAAATACATAGTACTAATTGACTTAGATATAGTTATATCACCACCGCTGTTATTGATGATTGTCACAGCGTCTCCAGCACTAAATGTACCATTAGGAACAGTGACTGTACTTGTTGCCAAAATAGCTTTACCTACATCTGAAGTACCTAATGTGACAGAGCTAACAGATCTTGATGGTATCTGACGTAATTCACCAATACTGTCTGATACCGTTCCAGCAAACGTGGCGTTTTGTGAGCTATCTAAAGTTAGGGCTGTTGTATTAGAAGTAGCAAAAGCAAGGCTACTTGAACTTCCAGATCTTGTACTTTTTATATAACTTCTTGCTGCTGTATTTGTTGCATCAGTAGAAGAAATAAAATTTAGAAGAACATTAGATCCATCTCCACCATGATTTCTAAGGTTTAATAAACTAATATCACCTCCATCATTAATTCCTTTTATTTCCAAAGCTACTTGTGGCGAGGTAGTCCCAATACCAACCAAACCTGAACTTGATATAGTCATCCTTTCTAAATTATTTGTTCCAAAATCAATACTGTTCGCTTCTCTATGCCAAATCGAAGCATTTTCATTACTATCAATTCCAACTCTGAAACCATCTGTACCTGCTGACCCTGTAGTCGTGTTAGTAAAGTGAGCGTATATACCATTTGAATTTGCAGCATGTAAGTTTAAAGGATATTCATCTATTGAATTGTTAACAGTTAAACCATCAGAAACTAAGGTTCCAGCAAAAGTGGCGTTATTTGAGCCGTCTAAAGTTAAACCGTCAACCCAAGACCCTGTTGAATAGTTAGCAACTTTAAAATTACCGCTTGTATCTGATACTACTTTCCACTTATCAGCATTATCATCTCCTTCGTCTGCGTATATATGAACAGCACCATCACCACCTTCAGGGCCTAAAACATTAATTCCTTCTCCATGTGTCTTTAAAGTTACAAGACCATTGTGGTACAAATCTACTGAGGAATTGGCTCTAAAGATTGCTGCTGGTTCTTGTGCCCCAGCTACGTTTATATTTAAGTTATATGATCCATAGCAATCAATAAAATTAGTTGATCCTGAATGACTAATTCTTAAGTCTGCATCATTCCCGAAACTGACCGCAGCAAGATCAGCAAATTCAAGCCGACCATCTGACTTATCCCATAACAAGTTCTTAGCAGAGTCTCCATAAAGTTGGGCATCACCATCAACAGTTAAACCAGTAAGCGTTCCAAGAGAAGTTAGAGAACTTGCCGTTACTCCACTAGCTAATGTTGCTCCAGTTAACGTACCAGCAGCAGCCGTTACCGTAATAGCAGCAGACCCGTCAAAGTTAACTCCGTTTATTGCTCTAGCAGTTGCTAATGCTGTTGCCGTAGCCGCATTTCCTGTGGTGTCTTGATTTCCAGCAGCGTTAACACCAGGAAGATTTATATTTGCTGATCCATCAAAGCTAACACCACCAATCGTTCTAGCCGTTGCCAATGTCTTAGCAGTAGAAGCAATATTGCTATTTGTTTGAACGCTATTACCCATAGACGCATGAGATGAGCATTGATAATGCAATATCTGTGGAGTCGTATCTGAAACAACTATTTGTGTATAAGCACCAGCCGAACCAGCAGTTCCGCTAGTAGTAACGCCTGTTGTATATGCAGTTGTTTTGTCTGCCTCTAAGTAAAAACGTAATGGATGACCTAAGTTAGAGTTATCTGCCTGATCAAATTTATATGTACGACCTGGGGTAAGAGTTAGGAATGGTGATTCTTTACCGCCAATCTTGTAACCAGAACTTGATCCAGATCCGTAATATCTATGAGCAGCAGTTTTGCTTGCAACCGTAACTGTAAGTGTTTTGACATTACCTGTATAAGTTGCATTTAAATTTGAAAATCCAACTAAAGCTCCATCGTTGGTAAGAGTTGCATCTCCTGTGAAGGTAGGACTTGAACTTGAACCTGGATCAACCCAAGACAAAGTTCCTGATCCATCACTAGCTAAGACATAACCAGAAACAGCAGCATCAGTAGCAGGAAGAGTAAGAGTAAAGCTACTTGCAATTGTGCCAGAAGCTTGAAGAGCTATGTAATGTGAGCTATCGCTATCAGCAAAACGAACATCTGATTGAGCGTTAAGAGTTAAGTTGCCAGTTAACGAACCACCAGAAAGATTTAACTTTGAATTATCTGCTGTGTCTACATAAGTTTTAGTAGCTGCATCTTGAGCTGATGTTGGATCGCCTAAACCAGTTATCTTGCTTGTTCCCATTGCAATCGCACCACTCATAGTGCCTCCTGCTAATGGAAGTTTTGTTGCGTCAGTTGCAGAATCAGTTGCCCATTCAAGTGTTGTAGCTGTAGATCCAGCTTTTAAAACTTGACCTGTTGTAGGTGCTACCGCAGGAAGAGTAAGTGTTATATCTGATGATTGTGCTTGTGCTTTTAAACCTGTGTAATTAGTGCCATCTCCATCTGATTCACTTAGCCTTAATTCTTTTCCATTATCAATGATTAGGTGGTCTGTCATTGTGCCACCAGCTTTAGGCAAAGCAGCATTAGCTGTTGTGGCAGCAGCATCAGCAGCATCCTTTGCAGCTTTTACAGCAGCAGGAGTAGCAGCCGTAGTAGTAGAAGTAGAAGCTGCACTATCTGTTAATTGAAGAACACCAACGGCACTTGTCGTTCCAGTAGTAACTTTTGAACCAGCAATTGCAGCACTAGCGTTTATATCAGCGTTAACAATTGCACCAGCAGTAATAGATGTAAGTCCTGCATTATTAATTCCTATATCACCTGTAACTGCTACTGCTGTTGGTACGTTTGATCCGTTACCAACGATAATTTGAGCAGAGTTAACAGCCGCTAATTTACTAAGGGCAATAGAAGCATTTGCCGCTAAATTTGTATTTACTAAACTTCCATCAACCATTGTTGATGTAACAGTATTAGTGTCGCCACTTGTTATTACATTCCCAGAAACATCAGGGAAAAGTATTGTTTTATCACTTGCAGTTGGGTTTGCTACTCCAATAGTTGTTTCATACGCATCTATACTTGAACCTTCAAAAACTAAGCTTCCAGTATTACCAATTAATATTTGGCCACTGACTGTGCCACCTGCAAGTGCTAGTTTTTCTGTCTCTAATTCTTGAAGTGCATCTTGCACGTTCGTCGAACTTAATTGAGCGTAAGGTGTGAAAACAATATTAGAAGCAATTTGACCAGCTACGGTCTGTGATAAATCAATTTCTTCCCAAGAACTGCCTCCAGTATTTGTAACTCCTAAAATATAATCTGGTGGTGACAATGCAACCACAGGGGCAGGTGCACTTGGCGTTCCAGCATTTTCTACCACTAAATAAATTCCATCCGTAGTTGCACTAGGAGTTGGAACATTACTTCCAACCGCTAATCCTGCCGCAGCACCAGCAGTAGTAATCGATGCTACTTGAGAAGTATTAGCGTTGAAAGTGCCTCCTAGCACTAGACTTCCTTTGGTTAATGTTGTAACTGGTTGATAAGCATTACCATCATAAATATATAAATCTTCAGTTACGGAGTCAAAGAAAAACTGACCTGTAAACTGGCTTGAGGGGAAACCAGTTTGGCCTACAGATCCAAATAAAGTTGTTGAACTATTAGATAATTTTGTACCGTCAATTGTGTCATTTCCAATTCTTGCTGCTGCAATACTTCCAGTTGTTATTTTAGCTGCATCAAGCGATGGAATATCTGAAGCTGCAAGTACAGTTCCAGCAGTTGCAACACCTTTTGTATTGACAGTAAGTTTTGTATAAGTACCTGCACTAATACCACTCGTTGAGGTCGTTAGATTTCCCGAACCATCAACACTTAAACCCCCTGCTGATGTAATTTGAACAGCTCCTTTTGCACTTGTTGTTGCTACTGGAAGATCACCAGCTACTAATGCTGTGGCTGCTGTAATTGCACCTTGATTATTAAAAGTTATTCCGCTAACGGTTGCTCCAGTAACACTATTTGAAACTGATAATGCACCTGCTCCACTAACACTTAAACCTGCACCAATAGAAACACCACCAACAGCAGACGTAGTAGCAAGGGGAAGATCACTAGCTGCCAAGGCTACCGTTCCCGTGATCAACCCCTGTGCGTTATATGTAATACCAGATCTTGTTGCTGCTGTAATTGCGTTATTAATTCCAAGCGATCCAGAGGCAACATTCAAAGACCTATTAATATTGCTTGTGTTTAATTTTGCTGCTGTAACTGTTCCATCCGTTAATTTTGTTCCACTAATTCCACTTGCTACTTTTGCATCTGTAACAGCAGAAGCAGCAATAGCAGCCGTATCAACTGCGTTGTCTGCTAACTCACTATCTGTAATTGCATTAGCAGCAATTTGAGTAGAACCAATAGCCCCTGTAGCTAAAATTGTTCCTGCTAAATTATCTGCTAATTTTGCTGCTGTTATTTGATCATCAGCAATCTTGGCAGTTGTTATAGCGTTTGAAGCTATCGCTGCTGTGTCAACTGCATTATCAGCTAATTCACTAGCACCAATAGCATTAGCAGCTATATTTCCTGATCCAATTGTATCTGTAGCTATCTTTGCTCCTGTTATTGCTGCATCAACTACGGCTGCTGTATCAACAGCGTTATTTGCTAATTCAGTTGCAGTAACTCCATTCGTTGCTATCTGTGCAGAAGTAATAGAATTACCAGTTATTTTTGCACCAGGAATATCTCCATCGCTAATATTTAATTTTGCATAAGCTATCTCTCCATTATTAATTTTTATATTAGTAATTGCATTATTAGCGATAGCAGCAGTATCAACAGCATTATCCGCAAGTTCAGACGCACCAATAGCATTGGCAGCTATTTGTGTTGCAGTAATAGTATTATTTGCTAACTTTGCACCTGTAATTGTAAGGTCAGTTATCTGTGTAACTGTAATAGCTCCATTAGCTATCTTTGCAGTAGTAACAGCTAAATCTTGTATTGCGGCTGTTGTAACTTGGTTCGTTCCTAATGTTCCAACTTTTGCACCAGGAATTGATGCACCATCAATTAATGCAACTCCAGCTTCTATTAGATCTTTAACCGTTACTTTTTTTGTTTCTGACGCACTTAAATCGGCAATAGGAAGTGGATCTGTTGCTTGTACACTTGCTTCTGCTAACGAAGGCAGATTACTAATCTCAAGATCTGGCATTGACCCGTAACTAAACCAATACGATTATCTTACTTTCTATTTGGGTTTTTGTTACTACTCTTGCTCTAAAACAATTCGATCTCCATCTTCTTGCAAAATCTTTGCTGCATCCTCTTGTAACAAGTATGAGTCAGGAGCACCAATATTTAATTGAATTTCACCGCTAGTAACAAATTCAATTCGTGTCTCAATTTCATTTGTAGCCGCAACACTTAAAGCTGCATTTGTAACAATACACTTGCTTTCATAATAAACAGTTTGTTTTTTATCATCAGCATTTCTATGGATATAAAAACGTCCATCAAAGTCAGATCCTTGCTGTAAACGAACCACTAACTGGGCTAAGTAAACAGGTAGTTCTGGATAAATACCAATTGTTCCCTCAGTAAAAGGTGCATGATCGTAATCATGTTCCCATAAACAAGTCATTGATCCTTGTCCAGAAATTAATCCAGAATCATATTGATCTCTAAATTCTCTTCCTAAAGTTGTTGTATCTACTTGATCTCTATTCGTTGTAATTTCAAACTCTTTGACATTTGCAACAAATCGGTAACGATCATTTTTTGTTTTTATATTAATTTCTTTAGTAGAGCTAGGCGTTACAAGAGTTAAAGCATCAGACGTTAATCCTCTTACAGCTTTTTCAAATGTATTAAAAAGTCTAATTCCATCTGCTTTATCAATATGAACGAACCAAGCTCCATCGGGATAACTATGGCTTGCAACAAGTTCTAATGTTGATCCATCAACTGTTGATATTTCTACACGATCTCCAGAAATTAAAGACGCTAAAGAATGATCAACACCAAATCGTTTGGTTGTTGTATTGACATCTGCTGGATCTAAATCCGTGTTAAATCCTCCAGACGCAGAATCTCTGGATATGGCAATCTCACCATTTTGTCCAAAATAAATAGTCAAGACTTAAGAACCAGTAGGAAGCTTGTTCTCAACAGGAGCACCATTAACTTCAAAAGAAATATCACAAGATGAAACTTCACCCATTGAACTACTCATTCCAATACTTGTAATAAATACAAAAAATGTAATTGAACGATTAGTACCAACTTCTAACTTAAGTTTTAATTCTGCACTTGCAGCATTTTCTCCATCACCACCAGAAGAAGAAGTTTCACTTACCTTTATTGAATTTTCAAGAATATCTTTAAGGTTTGACCCTCCTGATGTTGTTTCATAAAACAACCTTGCACTACCTGAATAACTTCTTATCCCATCTTTCAAAGTTCTATCAGTATCTCCCATAGAAGTAGTTTCTATAACAGCCTGACTCATGGAATAACTCCAGTTTTGCACCTTGGCTTTTTTTACGTCACTTACATATAACGCTCCAGACCTTCCTGAATAAAGTGTTGACACGATCTCAAACTAAAACATTGCGTTTATTCTACGGTGAATCGAGACATGCGACAAAAGAACAACTAACATTACTAATTCCAGGTTGAACACTTGTAACTGATGGAGGTCGAGAATATCTCCATCTCAATCCCAATTTTGTTTGCCCCGTACCAGCATTATCTCTGATTTCTTGCTTTAAAAATGAACTATCAATACCTATTGCTGCATTTTCATCTTTAAAACGAACAAAATCATACTCAGACATTACATTTTCATAGTTAGCTATAATTAACGCTGCTTCTGCATCAGAAATATTTGAAAAGCCAAGATTTAAAGTTGCATTAACTCTTTTGTTCCCATAACGCAAATGTGTTTTTGTGCCATCTAAAGATTCAAATGTAGTACTTGGATACTCACCAGCAGAAAAATTTCTGGATGTTGGTTTAACTGCTGGAAAATCAACTGCTGAAACGGTCATGTAATTAAATCCATAAAGTGAGAATCGGTTCCGTTATCCCATCCTTGCAGGATAGCTAATGTTCCGTTACTTGTTAAAGGTGCGTGACTTCCTGAAATTTCTACTAAACCATCTTCTACATACGAAATAGTTTCTAATTTATAAACACGATTACTTGTAACTGAATTTTTTAACGTAAACAAAACACCACGGGGTAATCCTGCTCCTGTTACAAAGTTAACGCCACTAGCTTCTTGTACTTTTTCAACTGCTGTTCCTGCTTTCCAATAATAAATACTTGCATTTGTATCAGTAATAGGATCATTACTTATAACTTCTCCGTCTTCAGTTACTACTCCATTGTCATAACGATCAACATGAGTAGCTTCAGAAACTAATCTAAAATAATCACCAGGAGCTAAGTTAAAACAATATTGTGGTGCTGTTTTAAAAGTTAAACCATGATCAACTTCTTTCCTTAATTTTAAAATGTATTTAGCATATTTTCTTGCATGAGCATCTGTTGTACAAAAACCTGACATATCATAAGTTTCAACTGGATCTAACTTGCTTCCACCGTAATTGTAAGTATCTATAATTCTTTGAGTCGCTCCTGCTGGTGCGTCTGCTTTGCCTTTTAGCCTTAAGATTACAGATTTTGTTTCAGGAAAACCATTAGGTTTTTCTTTTCTATACAAAACATTTGCTGTAAAAAGTTGTCTTTCTTCAGGAGTTAAAAATGATACTTTTAAATCGTTTATATTGCCGTCTGTAAATAAAGCTTTTATATCTACTTTTGCATTAGGGGCTATTCTAAAATTACTATCAATAGGAACAGCAGGAATTAAATTAAACTTACCTCCAATAACAGTAAAATCTAATAAATTATACGTTCCATGTTCATGAAGAAAGTCTCTTAAATTTATTTTATTACTAATAATTCCATCCCAAGTAAAATTATTACTTGCACAAAATGCAGCACCAGTAGTCATGTCTCCTATAGCATTTACACCAACAAGTTCTCCAGCTCCTAAAAGAGGATCAGTTAATAACGCATGTGCAATTTCTACAAAATTATTACTTGCTTTGGGTGGGCCAGCAGGACTATTTAAAAGATCAGTAACTTTAATTCCTTTTTTAAAATAAGCAGATAATTGTGTAAAATTTGTCCATTCTTTTGCACTATTAATTCTTATACCACCTAAAGCTAAATCCATATAAGAAGCTTTACCATATTCATTCATTAATTCGTTAATGTAAACCACCTCATGTTCAGGGCCATTCATGTGGCTTTTAGTTTCCATTCCTGGAAATTGCACATAATCTGCTATTGCATCAAAAGGATTTAAACTACTACTTGCTACTGCTGCAACTGGTGTTATTTTTGTAACTTGAACATCAATACCACTTGCAGGAAAATTTAAATTTGCATTTATTCCTGATGGCTTTGGAATAGTAATTGTATCTCCAACTTTATAACCAGTACCTTTTTCTAAAAAATTCCAACTAGCGTTCCAATTATATAAAGGTGTTTGCCATGATACGTTAAGGTTTAATTTTAAACCTGTACCTGTTCCGTTAGTTGTAGGTAAAACTGTAAATGATTGAAATCCCATTTTTATACGTTAATTGTTCCTACGCTTAAGTTTATCGCTGGATTTCTATCTGTGATTTTAAAGTAATTAACAGGAGTTGGATTAGGATCATTATTAGCTACATCCATAGGGTGTTCAGTTACGTGAGCAGTATTACTGCTTGCCATATATATCTTAGGCTGTGGAGTTGCTTGGATTGGTTCAGGAATAATATCACTACCAGCAAGTGTTGGTGGCGTAATCATTAACCCAGAATCAAATACTTTAATTTCATTATTTTCAAAATCGTAACTTGGAATCCTTACTGTTGTTGCGTCTACACCTGGCTCAGTAATTTTTAATCCAACTTGTACTCCATTTTCAACAGCTAACCATGCCCATTCAGTACCACCGTTCCAATTCTTATTAAGTGATATAAGTGTCTCATTATGATTTGTTGAACTTGATGTGTCGTAGTTATAACGATCTGTTGGTGGAGAAGCAACAGGCCCATATTGAATACCAGAAAAACCTATTTTTGAGGTCATAGATAATTCAGCAACAGCACCACCTTCAGTAGTACTTGCAGTAGAACTAAAAGTATTAAATGCTTTTATCCATTCTGTATTAGAGACATCATCTTCGTCTAAAGTTAAATTATTTCTACCAGCAAAACAAACAACAAACTCATCACCTTTTGATGTTGTTGCTGCAAAGTCTACTTCTTCTTGCCCTTTAAATTCTTTATTTCCTACAACTGCTGCATTTAATAAATTAAATTCTTGACCCATAAAAAATACAGCTACATTATTACCTGGATACGGTAAAAATCTATATTCAAATTGACTTGTTTCAGGATTTATTCCTAATCCAGGGTGATAAATTTTGATGTAATTATATTGAAATTCAGGAGTGTTTCCTTTTACGCAAAACAAACCACTATGTTCGTTTTCAACTGCGTTATTTAAATCTTCAAAATCGTCATCAGTACCTAATCTTCTTACTTGTAATTTAAAAAATGAATATCTAGTAATATTCATATCTATTGTTCCTGTTTGGAAATTATCTCCATCATTTAAATATTCAGCAAGATCTGGTGCAGAAGGAATACTGTTTAAATTTGTACCTCTTATATGACTAAATACTTTTGACTTCAAACCTATTTCTGTTACAGCACATGGTCTACTATTTGAAATAGTTGCCATTGCAACTTTTTGCAAAACAGGAGCACGATAAGGAAAACCATAAACTGTTGACCAATGAGTCATATTTTGCCTTAGTCGAATAGTTACACCTTCTACTTTTTCGCTACCTTCTTCTAACCATTGTGTTCCTACTGACGTACTGTCAAATAAATTTGGATTTCTAAAAGACATTCGACCTCCTGTACCTGTATAAGGTTGCGTAGCTTTTTCTATAACTTCAAATGTATAAACTCGTCTAATACCTTCTTGATTTGGCCCTTTACTTCTCCAAGGAGTTCCAGGTGTTGCTTGTCCAGACAAATTATTAATTTCAATACACGCAACAACAGCGTCACCTGCAAGAAAATTTTCTCCAATAGAAATATGTCCATCTGTTTCTTCACGAATAGCACGAACCATTGACACAACATCTTCTATTCCATGAGGAAATGTTCCATACTCTTGATTGTCTACATAAGGCTGATTACTTTCTAAAATTGTGTAAGTAATTTTATTGTCTTTGGCATTAACATCTCCACCTGTAAAACCTGCTAATGCTGGATAAAAAGTATTATTTTTCTTTTTGTTAACTACGATTGCTCTTTTTGCATTATCTTTTGTTCCTTTTGGTGGTTCGTGTAATTCATAAGGAAGTTTTACAACACTAGAATTTGGCATCGGACTAAATGCACCAAATATTGCTTGTGTTGTAGGATTTCTTGCACCACTAAAAGGATAAACTTCATCATCTCCAGTAAGAGTTGTATTACCTGCTGGAGGATTGTTAACTTTCCAACTATCTGCAAACGCATCGTCAAAAGGTAAATCTATTCCACTAACTTTTGAATTAGGATATTTATCATTTTTTAAAATTCTATTAAATGTACCTAACGAACTAGATTTAAAAAATAAATCTAATTTTGATTTACTGTAAGTTGATAATAAAAGATCACCAATTGCGTAACCTGCAAAATCTGGTCTGACATCTATCTTGCCTAATGAGAACATTACTATTGCTTTTAACTGCTGCA